GTTTAACTCTAAGTCTGCCTCGTGGCAAGCAACCCGTATCACCTTCGGTGACGAACTCAGAGAATCCTCAGAAAAGGATCCAAACATTGAGGCCGTCGGTATCGGTGGTCAGATCTACGGTAAGCGCGCCGATATGATTATTGTTGACGATGCTGTAACTCTGAAGAACGCCAATGAGTTTGAACGACAGATCAAGTGGTTAACCCAAGACGTGCGATCCCGTCTTAACCCTACTGGTAAGTTAATTATTATTGGAACTCGCGTTGCATCCGTTGACTTGTACCGCGAACTACGATCTGAAGACCGCTACCCAGGTGGCTTAGTCCCTTGGAAGTATTTAGCAATGCCGGCGCTTTTGACGCCGGACGAAGATCCTGATAAATGGGAAACCCTTTGGCCAGCATCCGATGCGCCATTTGATGGTCAAGAAGAAAACGATAAGAACGAAGACGGCCTTTACCCTAGATGGAATGGTCGCAACCTTTACAACGAACGCCAAGCTATGGATGCTTCGACCTGGGCTTTGGTTTACCAGCAACAAGACGTTTCTGAAAACGCAGCCTTTGACCCAGTATGTGTTCGTGGCTCTATAGATGGTATGCGTAAGTCTGGTCGTTTAGAACCTGGTAGCCCAGGACACCCGAAAGATTTACAAGGCTTCACAATTATTTGCGGTATGGACCCAGCCATTGTTGGAGATACCGCTGCTATCTGTTATGCCATTGACCGCAGTACCAGTAAGCGCTACATCGTAGATGCTTTGAAGATTAGCCGGCCAAGCCCGCAGCAGATCCGCGACATTATTCTTAACTGGACTTCACTCTACGGTCCTAGCGAATGGATTATTGAGAAGAACGCTTTTCAGGCTTTCTTAACTCAAGATGAAGGCATCCGTCAATTTTTAGCAAGTCGCGGCGTTCTATTAAAAGAACACCACACCGGATCTAATAAGTGGGATTCAGGTTTCGGCGTAGCTTCTATGGCTACCTTGTTCGGTACTAAGCAAGTTGATAACAAGCACCACAGAGATAATTTGATCCACTTACCTTCGGATCAAACCGAGAACGTCAAGGCTCTTATCGAGCAGTTGATTACTTGGACGCCTACTACTAAGGGTAAGACTGACTTAGTAATGGCGCTTTGGTTCTGTGAGATCCGAGCACGTGAGATGCTCAATCACGGTATGTACACAACCCATCATTTAAGAAATCCTTTTCTATCACGTTCAGAAAAATCTAAGCGCGTAGTGGTCAACCTAGATCAACTACTACTAGATCAAAACAAGCAGTTCATCTAAGGAGATAACAATGGCAGCTATGAAGAAAGCTACACCCGCAAAGCCTAAGCCTAAAACTACACCTAAGCCTAAGTTAACTGGCCCTGCTGCTGTTAAAGAATACCAGCGCCAAGTATCACCTAAAGGTGTTAAGAAGGCTGAAGCAGGCGCTAAAAAAGGCATTGATAAGAAGTACCCAGGATTATACAAGAACACTAAGTAAGGATTCCCATTGCTAACACCAAAAGAAGTTAACGCGAAGTTAGGTCGCTTGCAGACCAAGTTTGCATCCCGCGACCAACGTATGCGCGACGTGCTTTCGGTGCGTCAAGGAGATCTCTCCAAGGTTTATCCTTCAATGTTCTCAGAGGATTACCCAAAGCCACTTGTTGCTAACTTCATTGATGTAGCAGCACGTGACTTAGCAGAAGCAATGGCACCACTGCCATCTTTTAACTGTTCTGCGGCTAATATGGTTTCTGACGCAGCACGTAAAGCTGCTGATACTAGAACCCGTATTGCTAATTTCTACGCTTCGCTTTCAGAATTACAACTACAAATGTACGAAGCAGCTGACTGGTATAACACCTACGGTATGATGGTTGGTCTAGTAGAGATGGATTACGATTCTAATAATCCACGCCTACGCCTACTAAACCCTTGGGGCGTATACCCAGAGATGGATCGCTTTGGTCGTACCATCTCATTGACTCAGGTTATTAACATTGATAGCGAGTCCCTCGCTGCCCAGTATCCAGAGTATGCCGATCAGATCTTGGCTAAGAACAACTACCAACAAGGTAGCCCTTATATCTCAATGATCCGTTACCACGACGCCGACCAGGATCTAATCTTCCTACCAGAGCGTAAGAACTTAACTCTTGCTCGTACACCAAATCCTATTGGTAAGTGTTTAGCGAAAGTGGCAATCCGTCCTTCCCTTGATGGTCAAGCTCGTGGACAGTTCGATGATGTACTCTCAGTTCAACTCGCTCGTGCTCGCTTTGCGATCCTTCAGATCCAAGCAGCAGAGAAATCAATCCAAGCACCTATTGCTATTCCGCAAGATGTACAAGAACTTGCTCTTGGTCCTGACTCTATTATGCGTTCGGCTCAACCTCAGAACATCCGTCGTGTTAGCCTAGACTTACCACCAGGATTATTCGCAGAGTCTGGAGCACTAGAACGTGAACTACGCCTTGGCGCTCGTTATCCAGAATCCCGTTCCGGCAACATTAACGCGAGTGTTATTACTGGTCGTGGTGTTCAAGAGTTGCAAGCTGGTTTTGATACTCAAATCAAATCCGCACAGGCACAGTTTGCTCGGATGTTTTCTGATCTTCTCGGACTCTGTTTTGAAGTAGATGATAAGCTATTCCCTAATATTCAAAAGGTAATCAAGGGTTCCGAAGACGGCACACCGTATGTATTAAAGTACACACCATCTCGTGATATTAAAGGCGAGTATGGCGTAGATGTACGTTACGGAATTATGTCTGGTATGGATCCAAGCCGTGCCATTATTGCTTTGCTACAAATGCGTTCCGACAAACTTGTATCTCGTGATTACGTACGCCGCGAGATCCCAATGGACCTAAATGTATCTCAAGAAGAACAACGTGTTGACATTGAAGAAATGCGTGACGCTTTGCGTGTTTCTGTTGCTCAGTATGCTCAGGCTATTCCTGCCTTGGCAGCGCAAGGCCAAGACCCTTCAGAGATTGTCAGCCGTATCGCAGCTGTTATCCAAGGTCGGCAAAAGGGACTATCACTAGAATCTGTAGTTGAGAAGGCTTTTGCTCCACCACCGGCACCAGAGATGCCACCACAGATGCCAAGTATGCCTGGCGCTGAACAAATGCTTCCAGCAGCAGGTGCGGCCTCCGCCCCTGCCTCGCAGCAACCTCCAAATCCACAAGGTGGTATGGCCCCTGCTGCTGGTCAAAAACCCGATATAGCGTCACTACTAGCCGGAATCACCGGCGCAGCATAACCGAAGGAGGTGCAAAGATGAATAAAGGAACACACGCTCCAGCTCCAGTACAACCAGTAAAGGTTGACACTAAGGCAGGATCAGTCAAAGGCGGTAAGGTTGACTTCGGTTATGCCGGACCAGCTCGCAAAGGCAAGAAGGCTTAATTAGTTTAATGGAAAGGTGTACTGGGTGAGTAACGACAGCAATGACATTCCTCGCCCAGTGCGCCCTTCTGATTTCTTAGTAATACTTACAGGTTTTATTCACAACCTAGCCCAGACATTTGAGGCTATGACCAGTGAACTAATGGAACTATCCATTTATCATTCTAACCAAAAGACGAAAACAATTCGTGCTTGGGAAGATATGACCGCAGATTTAGAAAAGTTAGGAGAAGAAACAGATGGCTGATGTACCTATGAATCCTAAAGCCGGCGTTTCAGGTCCTGGCAAGTACTCTGTTCGTACAGATAAGTTAAGTATGGGTTCTACCTCATACGGTGAAGGTGTTCAAACTGACGCAATCAAGTCAGGTGCGCCTTTGGCTTCAACTCCAAACCAACGCCCAATGCCAGCGAACGAAGTTCGTGCCGCTGCGACACAAGGTTCCGTAACAGGTTTATACGATCCAACTTCACGCCCTAACGAACCAGTAACAAATGGTGTTGATATGGGCGCAGGTTTAGGTTCTGATTCTTTAATGATGTCTAAACCAGCAGATGACTCAGAATTTAGAATGAAGATTGAAGCATCAAAGTCAGTGCTTGCTTACATAGCAGACTTGCCTAACACATCACCAGAAACTCGCGCTGCGATCAAAGAGTTATGGAATATGCAGTGAGTTTATGGAATCGAATTGGTGATATAGCTTCGACCATTGCTAAAAATACGGTCAAATTTGGCGGAGAAGTCCTCGGCGGCGCCAGTAGCGTTGCTCGTGTTGGCTGGGATATTGGTACAGCGCCTTGGAATGATGCCGCTGAATTTAATGGTTTTTCTAATACACTAAAAAACGCTTGGGCACCAGAGAGCAAAGACATAATCAAACCATTGGCATCAGCCGGTGGAGCAATTATGAAGGTTCCTGGAGTTCAACCAACCCTTGAGCGTATTAACTACATTAACCAACAATACATTCGTGAACCAGCAACCACTTTTAACCTTGTACAAGGCGATCTTCTTGGTGGTCGAATACCAGTAACAGATATATTTAATCCTAATGTGTGGCGTAAAGCCTACACGGGCGCTCAAGAGATTTCATATGGTCAATCACTTGTAAATACTTACCGGTCAATTTATGACCCAAAGTTTAATATCTACGATCCACGCGAACGCGAACAAGCATTTAATAAAAGTGCTTGGGGTAAAGCAATATCTGGAAGCATAGACACATTTGCTCAGATCTTTGGTGATGTAACCATTGGTGGTGCTAAAGCCCTTGGCGCTGTTAAAGCAAGCAGCCTAGCATCAGGTACATTAAAGAACTCAGACGTTGTTGCTAAAGCAGCAGAAGATTTAACTAAAGCACAGTACGGCGAAGTAAATCGTTTTACTAAAGTTATAGATGATTTCACCGCTAATGATTCTATTTATGCAATGAATCACCCAATGATTAGAGCATCAGATCAGCCAGGACTACTTGCTCACTTACTTGGTGAATCTAAAGACAAAGACACTACTGCTCTGATACTTCGTACAGCAACTGGTGACCCAGCTGCTATGGATGAACTTGCGTTTGTTCGTGCTGATATGAAAGACGCTCTTGCTAAGGCTCGTGCTGATCTATCAGCAGTAGATGAATATAAACTGTTTTCCGCACCAGACGGAACTGGAATGATCCCATTCCTTAATGATAATCCTGCTGTTATCGCTGAGGCTGAGGCTAACTACCTAGCACTTGCTAAAGCAGATACTGAATTTGCGAAGATGATGGGTCTTGGAGAAGGTGGCGGTTCACTCGCTCGCACAACTGGCGTTCTTACTCAAGGCGTTGAAGACTTTATTGCTAAAGCCCGTTCTGCTCGATTTTATGATAAGCCTGTTGGAACTCCTGATATTGAAATATTCCAACCAACTCCATTTCACCGTTTGTACCAAAAGATTTCTTGGGCACAAAATGAACGTCCTGCTGGCATAGTTGACTTTAACGATCCTGATTCATACCGAGAAGTTGTAGCAACTCTTGAACGCTTGCGTACAAGTACTGCTATTCCAGGCGTTCCTGCCACAATGAAACGACTTGATGTTCTTTCAGATGAGCAAGCCAACGCGTTACTTGATTCTTATATGGGAGCAACTACTCCAGAAGCACGTAGCTTGGCTATGTTGAATATTGAAGGCGCTGGTGTTCGTGCCATTGCTGCTAAATATAATATTGATGCTGAAACAGCAGATCAGATCTACAATACTTATCAAGGTAACCGTACATCAGCCTTAAAGTCTATTAAAGACAGAGGCTTTATGGTTGACCTAGATGACGAAATTCTCAAGGTTCCGCAGTTTGAATCTCAGACCGCTAACCAGCTTCCAATAATGGACTTTGATTTACTGGATCGTTTGCTAAAGCAAAATTCTTCAGCAATTCAGGCGCTAAAGGGTACGCTAACGGACAGACCATTAGGCGTTCTTGATCTAGTACAGGATTTGTTCAAAGCTGGAGCGCTATTGCGCCTTGGTTACACAATTCGTAACGGTGTTGATTCACAACTTCGTATCGCAGCATCTGTTGGCGCTATGACTTCTTTGCGCCACCTTGGTCCTGGTCTAAAAAACATTGTTAATAACACTAAACGTGTGCCTGCTCGCTTAATTGATACCTACTTACCAGTACATAGCGGTATGTCTATCAAGAATGTACAGCAATCTACTACTGCTGTTACTAGAGAACTTAAAGAACTTAAAACTAAGATTGCCGAAGCCGAAACAAAGTTATCTTTACGCCCTGAAGATCTTGATTTAGCCGGTGAAGTAAACACCCTTAAACTTCTTCAAGAAGAAAAGTTGGCTGTTTACAACCATTACACAGAAACCATTAATAAGTTCGGAACTGTTACACCAAAAGACCGAATTGGCAATGGAACTTATGACATTACTACCAGCGATGGTACAACTTATCAACTATATGACGCCTTTGGCGGTCCATTAGGTGAGATGTTTAGAAAGATTGCCTCATCTGGTAACACTTTCCAGCGTATGGTTGAAAGCAACAGTGATATGTATGCTCGTAAACTCCAGACAAAAGGCTTTGGCAAGGTAAGCCCTACCGATCCAGGGTACTTTGAGCAATGGTCACAAACATTGCGTCAACAGTTTGGTAACTCTGCCGTTGTTAAAAAACTTGCCGCTGGCGAAAGCGTCGAAGACATTACTGGTTGGCTCATAGGGTCTCCAGAAGGTCGTGATTTACGCCGACGCCTTAGCATTACTTCTGAAGATGCAGCAGAACACGTAACAAACATTAATAGATTCTTTGACAAGTACTTACCAGAGTCATCTGGCTTGCGAGATAAATTACGCGATATTACTGCCAACGATCTACGTGCCGCTTTCCCAGATCCAACTACTTTGCCTATTATTCACGGCCACGTTTTAGAAGAAGCCTTATTCAATACTGGCAAATTAAACGTACGTAATATGATTAACACAGCTTTCAAGTTCTTGGGTACTTTGCCTGAAGATACTTGGGCTAGAAACCCACTGTACGTACAATTGTACCGTCAAGAAGCCCGTCGTAGAGTTGAAGTTACTACTGGTCTAAAAGAAGGTAGATTAACTACAGCAGAGCAAGAAGCGATTATGTCTGCTTCTCATAAGGTTGCCGTGCGTGAGATGAAAGGCATCTTGTTTAACATCGAGCGCCGTACAAACCTAGCAACAGCTATGAAGTTTATTAGCCCATTCTTCTCAGCACAGGAAAATTCTTACAAGACTTGGTTAAAATTTGTTGTGGCTAACCCAGCAATTGTTAACCAGGGTTACAACGTATGGCAAGCACCTAATCGTTCTAGTTTAGTAACAGATCAAGATGGCAACCTTGTACCAGAAGGTCAGACTTCCGGCAATGATGTTATCTGGATAAGCCTGCCAAAGGCGTTCCGCAGTATTCCAGGATTGGATTCGCTTACAAACCTTGGTATTCCAAAGCAGTCATTAGATATTATTTTCCAAGGCGGAATGGATGTTCTGTACAATAAGGGCAACCCAAACATATTCGGAGATATATTCCCAGTAGGTCCTTATGTAGCAATTCCTATTAGTGAAATTGTTAAGAACAAACCTTCACTAGAAGATTCTTTCAAATGGGCGCTTCCTTACGGTCCAACAAAAGATGCAGTATCAGGACTACTACCAGCTTGGGTTAATAAAAGAAGAGCCGCTAATAACGAACTAGATGACCCACAGTTTGCCAGAAGTTACGATCTAATATTTGCTACAGAGCAGACACGCGCTAAGCGCAATGGACGCCCTCCTGTCAAGCCTGAAAAGATTATGCAGATGACTAAGGATTATTGGAATCTGCGAGTTGCTGCCAACTTGCTATTGCCATTTGCCCCACGCTTTGACAGCCCATATAAGTTTTATATTGAAAAATCTCGTGAGTACAAGCGTCAATTTGGTTTAGACGCAGACTCTAAGTTTCTCAATGATTTCCCAGAGTTCTTTGCCTTCACAGCATCTACCTCAAAGAACCCAGGTAAAGTTGATTACACTGTAAATGCTGTTGAGAATATTAAAAAGTACCCAGATCTAATAACTGAACTTGCCAATATAGAGCCAAAACTTATTGGAACTATTGTAAATGATAAAGACGGCTACAAGTTTTCTCAAGCTGCTTACCAGTATCTTTATAATAATAATATTACCCCTAACTCAAAAGAAAAGTTCTTATCTGCGCAGGATCCAATTGTTGCTCAAAAGAACAATGAAGCAGAAAAGGGATGGATTGTTTTTAGCCAGTTCCGTGATGCTATTGAGGCTACCCTTATTCAACGCGGCTTAACTTCTATTCAACAAAAGGGTGCAGAAGATCTTGCCGCTATCAAAGCAGCAGTAATTACTAAACTATCAAGAGAAACTGATGCCCAAGGCAATCCAATCATTGATCCAAAGTCTGGACAATTTGTACGCACAGCTTGGTATGACGATTACCTAGACTCAGATGGATCTAAAACCAACCGAGTCGTAGCAGGTCTTGCCAAGATTATTGGTAATGAAAAGTTTATGGCTGATAATCGCAAGAGCACAACTTGGAAATCTATTGGAGTTTACTTTGACTTCCGTCAAGCAATTGCCGGTGAATTAGGCAAGCGTGAAGTCAAGTCAATTGATGCCAAAGCAAATGCTGACCTAAGAATCGTGTACGACGCAGTTGTGCGTAAATTAAAGACTGACGATCCTATTGGGTTTGGCGAAATATACGAAAGATTCTTAACTCAAGATCTAATTGTAGATAAGTATTTAACACCTCAAGTTCCAAAGGAAGGTAAATAATGGCTGACAGACCTAAAGACTTGTATGACCTTCTTGTATCTACAGGGGTAATGACACAAGCACAAGCCGATACTGCTCGTGCTGCTGCTGCTAAGCCTGCTCCCTCAAGCAGCACTCCTGCGGCTACGCCAAAACCTACTAGCAATAAGTATCCAACAATCTTTAGCTCAACTGCTGCTACTGCTTTTATTAATAAAATATTTCAAGAACAATTAAAGCGTGATGCTACTGCTGCTGAACTAAAGTATTGGAAACCTTTACTCAAGGCTGCTCAAACAGCTGGTGGAGCTAGTCAGAAATATGGAGTAAAAGATAAAACTGGCATCCAGACTACTATTACTGGTCTTGACGAAGAACAGTGGTTTAAGGATCAGTTAGCTACCAATATAGAGTACAAGAATACTCTTAAAAATATTGATTATGCTGCCGAAATAAACACAATCAAGACCACTGATCCTCGGTATTATGCCCGCCAAGAAGAAAAGAAAATTTACACCGATGCTGTTAAAGCCGCTGCCGGTGACGCTGCCAAAATTGTCGGACTTAATGAAACCACTGCTTATGGTCGAGGTCTCAAAGAGTTGCTTTCTAATATTCAATTACAGGCTGAAACGGCTGGCGCAACTAATACTCCAGAAGAACTAAGCGCTCTTGCTCAAAAATTATATGATAAAAATATTGCTATTAATAGCGCTGAAGGAATTGCTGAAGTTGAAAATTTCTTTAAGTCAAAAGATGGCTTAGTAAAAGATGTAGCAGTTGATCTAACAAAACTTGCTGCTAACAAAAAGATTTATGATAAGTTAATTGCTGCCGCTAAAGGCGATCCAGCCAAGATTGCTGCGGCTAATGATACTACTGAGTACGGTCGTGGTCTAAAAGAAGTAACTGCTGCTTTACAGGCTAAGGCAAAAGATAGTGGTGCTATCAACACACTAGAAGAACTAACTACGCTCGCTAAAAAACTTTACGATAAGGGTCTTTCTTTAGCCAGTGAAGAAGGTATTGCTGCTGTAGATGCTATCCTTAAAACAAAGGATGGCTTAGTAGTAGATCAACCAGCAGATTTAATCAAACTCGCTGCTGATAAAAAGATTTATGACAAACTTATTACAGCAGCTGCTGGAGATCCAATCGCTATTGCTAAAGCAAAAGAAACTACTGCCTATGGTCGTGGACTTGCTGAAGTTGAAGCAGCCCTAAGAGTCCAGGCATCCATCAGCGGGGCTACTAATACTGCTGAAGAAATCACGGCGCTTGCCCAAGATCTTTACAATAATGGAATTAAGCCAGCAAGCAATCAAGGATTAACTAAGATTAATTCAGTCTTCAAATATGCCGCTGACACTAAGACTGGTAAATACAAAGGAACTGCTGGAACTGTAATTGCTGATCTTCAAGCAACCGCTTCGGCTAATGGATTAGATCTAAAAGGAAACTTTGGGGATCAAATTTCTGGCTGGTTGACTGCTATTGCTAACGGCGAACAGGTAGATAATATTAAGCAGCAAATACGTGATGTAGCCAAACTTGGTCAACCAGATTCTATTAAAAAGTTAATTGATAATGGAACTGACCTAAAGACTATCTATGCACCTTACAGAAATACTATGGCTAGCGTGCTAGAAATTCAGGATCCTAATTCAATTAAGTTAGATGACCCTACTCTACGTATGGCTATTACACCTACTGGTGAACTTAATCTTTACGAGTATCAAAAGGTTCTACGCCGCGACGCACGCTGGCAATATACAGAGCGAGCCAGACAAGATGTTTCTTCAGCAGCACTAGACGTGTTGCGTGACTTTGGATTTCAGGGGTAATTATGGCAACATATAAAGTTAAAAAAGGTGACACCCTTACCGCAATTGCTAAGAAGGCTGGCATAAGTTTATCTGCGTTAATTAAACTTAACCCACAAATTAAGAATCCAAATCTTATTAATCCTGGTCAAGTAGTTACTACCTCTAAAGCAACTCCAGTTAAAGCAACTCCAGTAGTCCCAGTTACACCCGTTACTGCTACCGGAACAAATCGGCCAATCTCAGCAACAGCAACCGGAGTAACAGCAACCCCAGTAGTGCCAGTTACGCCTGCTACTGCTACAGCTACTACTACTGTAATTCCTAGACCAACTGGCCCAACAGGTCCAACAGGTGGTACTGGTCCAACAGGTCCAACCTTAGTAACTGGAGCTACTCTTGTAACTGGAGCCACTGGGGTTGATGTTCCTGATACCACTACTTACACAGCACCAGATGGAACAATATTTACTGACATAAATCTTTACAATAATTATCTTAGTAAATTAAAATCAGATGAGAAGCGCGAAAAAGGACAGTCTGCTTACGATTTACTGTATGAAGAATTTGACCGCTACGGACTTGGTTCTCTAGTAAAAGAAGTTGAAGAATTTATTAAAGATGGTCTGTCTAAAGCAGAACTTACATTTAAGTTACGTGGAACCAAAACATATCAAACACGCTTTGCTGCTAATGCTGACCGTGTTAAGAATGGCTTAGCCGCTATCTCTGAGGCTGAATATATTGGACTCGAAGACCAGTACCAGAACATTATGCGTAACTATGGACTACCGCAATCTTATTACGCTAGAAGTAGCTTTGGCACACAAGAAGGTTTTCAAAAGTTTATTGCTAATGACGTATCAGCAACTGAATTAGAAGATCGTGTTATGACAGCGCAACAGCGCGTACTTAATTCTAACCCAGAAGTACTAGCATCACTTAAAGCCTTTTATCCTAGTATCAGCAATGGTGACATTCTTGCTTACACGTTGGATCCAACTAATGCGCTAACTGAAATTAAGCGCAAAGTAACAGCAGCAGAAATTGGTGGCGCAGCCACACAAGCCGGACTAACTTCTGGTATGACTCGTGCTGAAGAACTAACCGCTGCTGGTATCAATAAAGCGCAAGCACAAGAAGGTTTCCGCACAGTAGCTGAAGTCGCACCTCGCGGTGGACAACTAGCAGCAATGTACGGTGAATCACCTTATACACAACAGACAGCAGAACAAGAAGTCTTTGGTCTTACTGGATCAGTAGAAGCCGCTAAGCAACGTAAGAAACTTGTTGGCTTAGAACGTGCTGAGTTCTCTGGACAATCAGGAATGAGCCAAGGCGCACTCGGCAGAGAACGCGCCGGCAACTTCTAAATAATAAAGCCTGCCACTAGAAAGACTGGCCTAGTGGAGTGAAAAGAAGACCAGTAGTAGGAGCCATACCCGTCCCCCAGCGGAATATGAGGCTTACGTCAATCAAACCAATGATAGGGAGAAGGACCACTATGTCCAATTACGACTACGAGGATGACGATGACTTCGATACAGAATCATCAGGCAATGACCTTGTAAAACAACTACGCAAAGCAGCCAAACAGAAGGACAAAGAAATTGCTGAACTTCGTTCACAATTCGATGGACTTAATAAGGCTCAACGTGAACGATCAATCAAGGATGCCCTCGAACGTCGTGGGGTAAATTCGAAGATAGCTTCGTTTATCCCGCAGGACATTGACCCAACTGAAGAGTCGGTGTCTAAGTGGCTTGAAGATTATGCCGACGTGTTCGGTATTGATTTAGGCCAGACCCAAACTACGAATGTAGATCCAGCCAACGCAGCAGCATACAAGAGAATGACTAATACAGCGGAACAGGGTATGACCCCAGACCGAGGTGCAGATGTTATGTCTCGTTTGTTAAATGCTAACAGCAAGGAAGAACTGGACGAAATCATTCGTCAGTCTGGGATTTAACCCAACCCAACAAACGAAAGGTAATACCTAATGGCAATTCCAGGCGGTGCCCTCACCGGTACATCGGACATTAGCGCCCTCGTAAAAGCAGCATACGATCAGTATGTAAGAATGGCACTTCGTTCCATTCCTGTTATGCGCGGTCTTGCAGATGTCAAGCCAGTCCAACAGGCTATGCCAGGTTCGTCAGTTGTTTTCTCTATCTATTCAGATCTAGCACAAGCTACATCTACATTGACAGAAACTACTGATGTATCAAGCATTGCTCTTGGCAATCCAAACCAAGTTACAGTAACTCTGAACGAATACGGTTCAGCTGTAACAACAACAAAGAAGTTAAACCTAACTTCATTCAACGACGTTGATTCAGCTCTTGCTGACATTATCGCGTACAACTCAGCAGACTCAATTGATGCTGTAGTAGCAGCTGTCCTAACAGGTGGCACCAACGTAATCTACGGTGGCAACGCAACTACAACAAACACAATTGATGCCGCAGACACAATGTCTGTAGCTGCGATCCGTAAGGCTGTAACAGAACTTCGTACAAACAAGGCTGTTCCACGCATCAACGATCTATACGCTGCATACCTACACCCACGTCAGGCAGCTGACCTACGCGCTGAATCAGGCACTGGTGGATTCCAGGCTCTAACCCAGTACGTAGACCGCACACCATTCGTAGCAGGCGCTGTAGGCGTCATCGAAGGTGCGTTCGTTGTTGAGACACCTCGTGTGCCTTTCGCAGTGAACACAAACTCTCCAGCAGTAAATGTCTACAAGGCAGTTGTTGCGGGTCGTGAAGCCCTTGCGGAAGCACAGGCTCAGGACATTGAGACCATCATTGGACCAGAGATTGACGCTTTGCGTCGTTTCCGCACCATTGGTTGGTACTACTTCGGTGGCTTTGCTCGCCTCCGTGAAGCAGCTCTCTACCGTATTGAGACTTCTTCAAGCCTCGGCTAATTTGAGCAACGGCAGGGGCGGGGTCAAACCCGTCCCTGTCACTATTAGAAAGGGATAATGTGCCATACCAATTAAACACTCCTTGGAACAACGAGACTTGGACTGATAATAACTTCTCTCCTTACTCTCGCCTAGCCGGTAAGCGTTTACAAGGTGGCACACCTAATGGTGTTATCGGAGTAAGTCTTACCGATATTGCTCGCGGTATTACTTTGCTTGTTAATGGAAGCGTAGTAACTGAGAACCGCACACCAAGTCAAGATGATCTATCAGATGCTGACGCCTATTATCTAGGTGGTCACGAATACACGATTGATGACCAAGCCGCAGCAATACTAATAGCAGCAGGCTATTCAAGTTACCTAACACCGGTGGTCTAATGAGTTTACATAGAAGAACGGTTCACCTTGAGTATGTCGAAGGTTGCTTTGGCTGCAAGGTAGGCGAACTACAGCTAGATGTTGGAGCCGCTAAGAGTAACGGCGTACCAACTGCTAAGGCGCACGATAAGGAACTAGGTTCCTATTACAGCGCAATACGACAAGGAATTGAACCAGTATCAACAAAGCAAAGAGATATTGATGCTGCTGTAATTGCTAGTAATACCGCTGGCAAGGCGTTCAATGGCAACACAATGGGTTTCAAAGACTAACTAACAAGGAGTAACAAATGGATAAAGATAAAGAAGGTGGCGTAGAGCTTGTCAAGAATGTGGAAGAAGCTAGTTATTATCCACCATCTGACAAGCAATATCCAAATGCTCGCAAGTATATGACATACGAATCAATCTCTACAGGTATCGGAGGAAAGAAATAATGCCAAAGGTCGGAAAAAAAGAATTCCCATACACCGCTAAGGGCGAGATGATGGCAAAGATGGAAGCCAAGAAGACTGGTAAGAAAATGGAAACCAAGAAGACTGGCAAGAAGATGGTAAAGAAAATGGGCAAGAAGAAGTAATGGCTAAGAAAGATCCACGCCTAGAGCGTGCTGGAGTAGCAGGCTTTAACAAGCCTAAGCGAACCCCAAGCCATCCAACCAAGTCACACGTTGTTGTGGCCAAAGACGGCGATCAAGTAAAGACCATTCGCTTTGGTCAACAAGGCGTGACCGGTGATAAGAAACCAACCGCACGTCAAGCATCATTCAAAGCACGTCACGCTAAGAATATAGCCAAGGGCAGAATGTCTGCGGCATATTGGGCCGATAAAGTTAAATGGTAGAAAGAGGTAGATAGGTGCCAACAGGAACTCCAGGATCAACTCTAGTAGCTGAACTAAACAGGCTAGCCAATGGTGGCACCTATCCTCCCATCTCCACATATGTTGACGAGGCCAAGGCCGCACTTGGTTGGGCCACTGCTCGTGGAGTTACAACTCAACACACAGATACGGTAGGTATTCTAAATGACATTGCGGGGATCACGACTCCTGCGTGGCAGCATCTGGACTATAACGGTGTATGTAATTACATCGCTGGCACTACTGGTCTTACTGCTAACGCAGCTCTCCAAGGACTCACATCTTGAGTGCGACATTTAACCTTGTCCTAGAACAAGCGACTACATTTAACTTTCGGATTCAAATTAAGAACGACGATACACCTTTGAATCTAACAGGCTACACCGGCACAATGACAGTGCGTCCATTTACTGGATCTAGTACAACAACTTTTATAGCAACTATAGCCAATGGCTATATGGCATTTACTACGGCCATTGAAGGTCGAGTAACTATAAACTTTCCATCATCTATTACCAACATTACTCCAGGTCGCTATGTCTATGACCTAGTACTTAATTCAGGTGGAACAATTACAAGATATTTAGAAGGCCAATTCACAGTGACTCCAGGGGTAACAGTATGAGCGAGACAATAATTGTTATTGAATCCATTACCCCACAGGTATCTGTTACATTTGCTGCTGACCAAGGACCGCAAGGCGGTCAAGGTGTAACTGGTCCAACAGGTTCTACAGGTCCAACAGGACCGATAGGAGTAACAGGTGCAACAGGATCTACAGGCCCAACTGGTTCAACTGGCGCTACTGGCGCTACTGGTAGTACTGGTAGTACTGGTCCGACAGGCGATACTGGACCGACAGGACCAACGGGAGCAACAGGCCCAACAGGTGATACAGGAGCAACAGGCTCGACTGGAGCAACTGGGGCAACAGGTCCGACTGGTTCAACTGGACTTACAGGATCTACAGGACCTACGGGTCCAACAGGTAGCACTGGAGCGACAGGAGCAACTGGAGCCACAGGCAGCACAGGTGCTACGGGCGATACGGGAGCTACAGGTCCGACTGGATCTACTGGCCCTACAGGAGCCACTGGACCGACAGGACCCACAGGTTCTACTGGACTAACAGGTGTAACGGGCGCTACAGGCCCTACAGGGTCTACAGGACCCACTGGAGCAGACAGCACAGTGCCAGGACCAACAGGTCCAGCAGGTGCTACGGGTGCGACAGGACCTACGGGTGCTGACTCAACAGTTCCAGGACCTACTGGTCCTACTGGTACCGCTGGAGTAACAGGGCCAACAGGTCCGACTGGTGCCGATGGCGCTAACGGAGCAACTGGTGCAACAGGACCTGCGGGTGCTAATGGAGCCACAGGTGCTACAGGTCCAACCGGTGCTACAGGAAGCGCAGGGGCCACTGCTGCTATTACTTATGTTTATACCGCAACCGCTGGTCAGACAACATTTTCTGGTACAGATCTAAACTCATTAACTCTTGCCTACACAGTAGGAGCTGAACAGGTATATCTAAATGGTGTACTTCTAGTACGTACTAGCGACTACACAGCTACTAACGGAACTAGCGTAGTTCTAGCAAGTGGAGCCATCGTTGGCGATTCACTAGCGGTAGTTGCTTATGGCACATTCCTTGTAGCAAATGTTTATACCCAAGCAGAAACAAATAACTTAATCAGCAACAACGATTTACTAACAATAATGGGAGCGTTAATATAATGCCAAATACATCAAAGGTGCTCTTTCGTGGAGCTGCGACAACATCAACTGGTACAACGCTTTATACAGTTCCATCACTAACTACCACTGTTGTAACTTCAATTATTGTTACTAACACCTCAGCCTCTGCTGGTACTTATACATTAGCCTTGGGTGGTATCAACCTAGCGACTACAGTTGCTGTTGGTGGCAATGACTCAACTGTAATTGATATGAAACAGACACTTGTTGCTACTAATACAATTACCGGTGGTGCTTCTGCCACCACAATTAACTTCCATATTTCAGGCGTGGAAATCTCTTAAATGGGAGTTTATGAATTATCAGGTGCGGGTACCTTAAAGAACGGGCGCACCCTTTATACCAGTATGAACGCTGGTAACCAGTATGGCGCTATGGTGCCAATTGCCAGCACCGCTGGCGGTTCAGCAAACTTTGCCAACATCCCACAAACTTTTCAAGATTTGTATGCCGTCAGCATTCTTCGTGGAATCAATGCCAACACAGTCGAATACTTTTTTAGTACCTTAAATTCACTTACAAGCGCTATTTATTCTTATACTTCACTTCAAGGCGATGGCGCTAGCGCAACTTCCTCAAGGACTAATATAGGAAATACACAATTCTTTTTAGGGAATGGCCCTGGAGCCAACTCAACCGCTAATGTCTTTGGTTCTCTTCAAATGTGGATTTTAAATTACACAGACACTTCAACTTTTAAGACAGTTTTGTTTCGATTTGCCGCAGATCAAAATGGTTCAGGCGAATCCAGAATAGGTGTTGGGTTGTTTTCATCAACCGCTGCTATCAATGCGCTTAACATCTTTGGTGGAAATGGAACATCTAGTTCAGCCACTCACAACTTATACGGAATTAGGGCGGTGTCATCGTGAGTATGGTTTGGATTGCTGGGCAAACGTTAACAAATAGCAGTACTGGATTGATTGAGTTTACAAGCATCCCTCAAGGTTTCACGCATATTCAAGCAAGATGGTTTTTTAGATTTGCTGGCGCAGGTACTTATGCTGGTGTTTACTTAAACAACGACACCACAAGCGGTAATTATTACACTCATACTTTATACGGCAGCGGAACTTCAGCTATATCAAGCGGTCTTACTAATAACCAAGCAACACTCATTAGCGGGGCATCTCCTAACTCTGGAACAACAGCAAATGTTTTTGAAGTTGCGCTGCTGGATATTTTGGATTACTCAAACACCAATAAAAACAAGACCCTTAGATGGACTTGGGGTTGGGATGCCAACGGCTCTGGACAAGTAGGGCTTTCATCGGCTGTTTGGCTATCTACTGCCGGCATTAACCGATTGTCTTTTAACGGAGCCAGTGCATTTGCTGCTGGTTCTCGCGTAGATCTATACGGCATTACCTCTAGCCAAGCAACGGGGGCATAAATGACAATTGCTATGCAACCAATTTACACTCAGACTGTAGGCGCTGGTGGGGCAGCAAGTGTAGCTTTTAATAACATACCTCAAGATTTCACTGACTTACAATTGATAGCAAGTTCGAGAATGGGTAGCGCAAGCGGTAACTATGGTGTCCGTTTTAATGCTGATACTACAAATTCTTATTCTTGGACATATCTAACGGGTAACGGCTCAGGCGCTTCATCAGGCCGTTTAGGGTCAGCGTCACTAACTGAGTTAGTTGTTGGTCAGATAAACGGAACTGATACTACTGCTAATACGTTTGCCTCTAGTGATATTTATATTCCTAATTACAGGGTTGCTAGTTTCAAACAAGTCATCTCTAACGCGGTTCGTGAAAACAATGGGACTACTGGTATTTTAATTATGGACGCAAGTATGTGGTTAAAAACTGCGGCTATCACTTCGTTAACAATTCGTCCTTATGCCGGCAATGGCAGCTTTGTACAATACTCAACATTCACTCTATACGGAATCACGAAAGGCTAAACAATGAGCAAAGTAATCGAAGTTGACTGTTCAACTGGTATCTCAACTGAACGCGATATGACAGCCGCTGAACTAGAAACGCAAGCGGAAATGATGGCGCAGGTAGAAGCAGACCGCCTAGTAACTGAAGCGGCAGAGCAAGCAGCAGCAGATGCTAAAGCATCAGCACAGGCAAAGTTGGCAGCCCTTGGCTTAACAGCCGAGGAAATCGCAGCACTATCTAAGTAAGTCTGGAGCCTAAATGACAAGAGCTAGAGATGTAGCAGACACACAAGAGAACA